CTCAGGAGGACTAAGACTCATTATCATCTATGATCGCCAACCCACAGGTGCTCTCCCAGTAGTCTCAAGCATCCTCCAAGATAGAGACCAAGCAGGCGTCGCCACTACCACAGGCAATGCCGAGATCAATCTCGACCTTCGTGACCGCTACGCAGTCATCAGAGACATGATGTGGTATACCCCATCAGTCACAGTCACAGCTGGTGTAGAAACCACTGTAGGCACGACTACCCCTGTCGGAAAAGACTGGTGCATCAATGAGTTCATCAAGCTCAAAGGTCTTGGAGTCCACTATATCAGCTCAAGCGCTCCTACTACCATTGCTGATATCGGGACAGGAGCCCTCTACTGCTATTTCATCAATCTGTTCGGAGGCACAGACAGTGGCTGGCGTGCAAACCTCACATTCCGACTCCGCTATAACGACAAATAGGCCTTCGGCCAGACCCGATACTACTAGCGGGCTGTCGCCCTTATGATCATGCACTGTGTTCCGCTTGCTGCGCAAGCTCCACTCCGTTCTTTTTATTAGAATAATCCATATATTATAAAAGGTTTCTAAACACCAAAATTGGTATATAAAGTGTAGCCAATCATATTATATGAGGCGTGCAAGTTAGCGGCTAAAACAACAAATATTGCGCACATTTCTACCGCAACCTATCAGGCTACACGTAGCTAGCTAAGAATTAATTATTTTTTATTTCTTTTTTTGATTTATACTAAATCACATTAGACAGGGAGAAGAGAGGGTGTATTGACATCACACTAACTCACGTGATGCCACCATCTTATTAACTTATCAAATGAGTGGATGGCAAAATCTTTCGAAATCAGAACAAAACAATTGTTTCTTACTTTCCCTCGTTGTGATACTCCTCTTCTTGAATTCCATTCAGCTATCAATACTCTCTTCAGTTCTAACATCGAAAAAGGAGTCGTATCGCAAGAAAATCACGAAGACGGGGGAAAACACCTACACGCTGCAATATGTCTGAAGAAAACCTTCCGATCAAAAAACGCCCGTTGCTTCGATCATCTCGTTACCCCTTCGATGCACGGGGACATCCAGGGAAGATTCAAAGGGGGAGTGAAGAAAGCGTTCAAGTATGTGATGAAGGAAGGGAACTATCTACCCCTTCCCAACGAGACCCAATTCGATTTGAACTTATTCATGCAGGGGACTGTGCGCTCGACAATCTCGCACGAGATTATCGAAGCGATAAAGGAGGGGAAGACCTTGGACGACTTGGAAGACTCTCATCCAGAATACCTCCTCACCCACCTAGTCTCGGTGGAACGGTTTCTCTCATTCAAGGATTTAAAGCAAAAGAGGCTACGATTTGCACGGGCCCAACACGAGGAGGTCCATGTCTCAGCTGCCGACGGCTACTCCTTCACTTGGAACAATCAGATTGCTTCGTGGCTGAGTCTGAATCTGAGACAGAAGAGGACACATCGTCAGAAACAGATCTGGATTCAAGCTCCCCCGGGGGCGGGGAAGACTTCTTTGATTATGTGGTTAGAGAAGATGTATAATCTCTCTATCTACTACTGGCCTCGTGACGAAAAGTGGTGGGACGGATATTCTGATGGTGCTTATGATCTTATCGTATTGGACGAGTACCGCGCTCAAAAAATGATCACAGAACTCAACCCAATCTTATCCGGAGATCCTACTCCACTCAGTCGTCGAAACGCTCCTCCTCTCGTAAAAAGAGATATGCTCCCTGTTATGATACTCTCCAACTTTCATCCAGCATGCTGCTACACAAAAGTCTCCGAAAGTCAACTCGCTCCGCTCCTCGATCGACTAATCTTAGTCGAGGTACCTCCAGGTGAGGTCATTCGAATCGAAGTTCTCATGCCTCAACCTGAAGAAGAGCATGGTCCTATCCAAAATATCTGGGGCAGACCTGTCCTAGATGACTTCGTCCCTAATACACCTGATCTTCCAGCTAGTCTTTCCATAGAATGGCAAGACTCTCCTTCGGAGCTGTCAGATCATGAAAGACAAGAATTAGCTTTCGCTATTCTTAACCACCCTACTAACTACTATTAATTTTCCAAAAATTAAAATAAAAGGTTTCTAAACACCAATCGCGTGCAAGCCCGCGAAAAGGGGAGGACTGTAAACGTCCGAGTAAGGTAATACTAGAGCTTACTCGGACTCCCCCTGTGCACATCCTCTTTTAGGTGCCGCTGTCATAGTCACCCGACAGCTGTCCGAGTAAGCTAAAAGCTGTATATAATCTGCGATGCCTGTCTTAAACCTCTCTCACGCGAGGACGACTATATGTTTTATTAGGAAGAAGAGAGGGTGAATCGAAACTGGCAGACGACCCTGATAATAGGTGGTGGGGTGCAAGAGAAGCAAGAAACTATCCAGATAGACCAATCGGTGTTGGGCCTACAAGATATAATCCCTGGGATCTAGCAGTCGTTAAGAATCAAGGTTGGTTTCGAGGTACCTACCTAGGTCGTGCATTAAGAGGAGAGGACAAAATCGCCTACGACGAAATCTACTACGGCTTCAACGCATTAGAAGCTAATACCTGGTTGTGGCAATCAATCGATCACTACGCAAGAAAACGCCTTTACGAAAGAAACGCAACATGAGCATGTGGGGACCTCGTATCAGCTTGAAAAGCTCTTCTCTAGGGGCTAGAGACACTACCAGACGCGCAAGGAACAGACTTGTAGCAGCCAGACGACAACGAATCAGCTTAACGAGAGGGCGTATGAGTACAATCCCAGCAAGCTTCTTTCCAAGCCAATCAGAAATCAAGGCCATCGACATCACCAACAACACCTACGCCTTCCGAGATGTTGCTACAAACTCCTGCATCCTCTTAAATGGTATCGCCACTGGCACTGGATTCTTCAATCGAGTTGGATCTCGAATTGAAATGAAAAACCTCCAAATGAAAGGTAACATCGAAGTAGCTCAAACTTGTGCCTCAGGAGGACTAAGACTCATTATCATCTATGATCGCCAACCCACAGGTGCTCTCCCAGTAGTCTCAAGCATCCTCCAAGATAGAGACCAAGCAGGCGTCGCCACTACCACAGGCAATGCC